ACATAGCATCTTTCTTAACTTGGTGGATATTACCCTCCTTATTAGCATAAAATCTAACCAGCCCCTCTAAAACTGCATGTACTTTAGTTCCTCCCTCACGAAATATAATGTTATCAGGAAGTTCATGCGCCTCTTTACTCTTCTTACCATATCGTTTTTCAAACACTTTCTTAGGAATATCAGATACACGCTTATGAATTTCAACACCCATAAAAGTATATCTTGCATTCTCTCCCTTAGGCTTAATTAGATTTTCATCAATAAACTTAAGGGCTGCCACAAGATCGGCCTGAGTTTTAATAGTCGTTGGATCTATTAACGCTCCACGGTGCTTGACAATATCTGCAAGCTGTTCTTTGGTCTTATTTGTTACTGCACAACTCATATTCCACACATTTGTTCTAGTTCTCCTATAGAAAGGGCATCCACAAAAGCTGTCCTTTCAGATACATTCATATAATCTAATGCTGGATAATACTTTTCAAAATTAGTTATAATTTCGTTTTTAGACCCTACCCCAGCATCTTCCTTATCAAATTCTTTAAAGTTATTTTCTGCAGTTATTTCCTTACTAACCTCTTCAATTTTATTAACATTGCGTTCAGGATTCTGTATAATAACTTTAGCTAGTTCTTTACCTTGTTTTGGTGACATAGAAACATTTTGAGTACCAAAAGCACTTCCAGCCTGCTTAAGGAATTCTTCTGCCTGAGAAGTACTTCTAAAGTACCTATATTTAACATTCCCTATTTGCCTATCAGCAAACAAACTATTCCAGTTCATAGAATCAAGAGCATATAAACTAGTATCAGTACCAAGTTCTTCAGCCTTACGAGTTAAACCCTCTAGTTCTAAGTTCATAATATTATAAGCACTTCTTTTAAAAACATCCTGAAGTCCAAATGCCTTACGAACATAAGTCCATAAAGCTTTCCACCAGTTACTAACCTGTCCCTGCTGATTTTCAGAGAGTGCAGGAGTATGTACTACATCTGTTCTGTTAAGTTGTACCATATGCTGTGCTATTAGTTGCCCAACAGCTTCTTCTTTAAACTGCTCTTCAGTAGTATAGAGATCAGCATATTTTGTCTTAACAGTATTATAGATATCATAGTTGGTAATCTTATTCATCATAGACTTCTTTAGAGGGTGTGTATCAGGAAGCAGTGCTACATATACATGAGCAGCTTCTTCTGGCAGATGATGTATTGCTAACCTACCATCAACAGCTTGTACAGTTCTCTGAGCTATATTAGCCATAGCTACCGCCTTAGGAACTTCTTTACCAAACTTATCATAGATTTTTTCCACAGACTGTAATTCAAACCCAACCGCTTTAAAGAATTCTTCAACCTTATCTCTAAGTTCTTTAGTTTCTCTTATGGTTCTCTTTTGATCAAAAGTTACTCTCTCTCCTGGTGCTTGAAAGTATAAATTTTCTAGTTCTTGGGCTAAACTCTCTCTAACAGAATCAGGTATATCTTCACGATTTAGTTCAGATAAAACCTCTTTCATCCGGTCTACTTCTTCAATACCAAACATTTGTTTATCCACCATAGAAGCAAGAGCTTGCTCTACTGCTTCCGGCCTGTCCTCAGTAATTCTATCATATTCTGAAATAGGTCCCGCCTTAAACTGAGGAGCCTTATCGTCCATTATATTAAGTCTGCCTAAATGATCATGATTGGGATTATACATACTTCTAAATTCAGATCTAGAAATATCATCAGCCATAACAGGATAATATTCTTTAAACTTAAAAGAATTTCCCATCTTAGGAATGGCTGTAAACATTATCTTACCAGTTCTAGTATTTAAACCTTTCTTAAATAATACTGTAAAGAATTGATTGTCCTTCACATAAGTTCTAGTATAGTATTGATTGTCTTCAGACTTTTCTCTATCAGAATATGGAGCCCAAGAGCTCTTATACTTAGTCCAAGAAGTAACCTTACGTCTACTAGGAACTATATCAGAATTATTCCAGTTATTACGATACATCTGCTCTTCAAAAGTCTTCATTAATTCTTGCTGTAGTTTAACAGGATAATTAGAGAATTCTTCTAGAGCCTTGCTAGCTACTTCACTATAAGCAGCATTAGGAGCATACTTAAGATATGCAATAGGAGAGTTATTTACTCCTGATTGATATAATGCGCCACGAATAAGCTTCCTAGCAAATGCCTGAACGCCTTTATCAGGATGTTCTAATAAGTCTATCCATGCAGAAGTAAACGAGTTCTGAGCGTATAAATCAGCCTTCTTATCGAAGGTAGTTACATAATCTTGTGGTGAAGTTCTTTTAGTAGATCTGTTATATTCAGCTATAACAGGCTCAATTTCATTAAGAAGTTCATTATTAATAAGAGGTTTAATGGCTAATAATTGTTTAGCAGTACTAGTCTCTGAAAATAAAGTATCTTCATAATCATTGTGTACCTCATCGTAGCTACGTCCAGTAGTTTCAATTAAGAATGTTATAAAATCACTTTCTATGGTCCTTAAAGCAACAGCACGTTTATTGGCCCCCCATATCTTTTTAGTAAATGGTTTTACAAACCTTTCATAGAAAAATGAGTTTACTTCCGGGTACTTCTTGGTGATGAACGCCCAAGAATACATTTTTCTGGTATCATCTCTAACAGTGTTAAATGTACTAAGTAATGGATTAGATTTCATTAGGGCCTGTATATCCTCAGGATCAAAGAATCCATTATCCATAAGTTCTTCTTGTATAGCAATCTTAGATTCCATGGCACTAATGCTGGGCTCTAAATTAGAATCTCCATTACTTATAGTGTTGAGTTTACTTAACTGATTAGCGAAGAACTCATACATTAAGAAATTATCCAAAACTTGAATTTGCTCTTTATTAGAAAGCTTACCCTTTAACGTTGCCTTACTTAGAGGAACATAATCATATTCATTAAGTTTTCTTTCAAGTTCAGCTTCAGCTTTGGTCCTCTCAGTAGTGCCCTCAGGAGCTTCAAAATATGCTTTATAGGAAGCAGCCAAGGTCTGCTCATATGTATCAGGAACACCTTGAATACTAATAGATCCTAACTTATTTAATAAAGCACTCACTCTATCATCATCAAATCCTGGATTTATTTCTTTACTGGTTCTCCAAGAAAGGCTTTTAGACTTCTTTTGTATAGCAAGATAATCTAGTATGATATCCTGAGTCATAAAATGAGCTAATGTTTCTGCTCCTACACCTTCATTTCTACCAAATCTATTTAAAAAGGCCCATATACCAAAAGCATCAGTGCCAGTATTCAAGTAAAATACCCGTGGATCTTTAGCAACATCAAGAAATGATGTCATAAATTCAGATAAGTTCTGAGATATCTTTCTACCATCAGAGTCTTCTAAGTGTCCGCTAACGTATTCAACAAAAGGACTATCTTCTTTAGATATTGTTTGCCCCTCAAAGAATAATTTTACTAACTTACTTTTGATTGCAACGGGGGTTTGTTGATGTGTTGCGTTAGATTTATTATGTATAGCAGCTAGCCCAATAACAGCCTTACCTCCCCAGAACTCAGCGGCCCTCTGGAAGTTATACCACATTTGAGTTGCCTTACTCCAGTTTTGAGTACTATTAGCTTGTTCTAAGTTAGTTTGCTTTCTTTTGACAATAATATCATCTGCTAGTTTTTTAATATACTTATCATCATTAGGAGTAAGTAAATCATTAAATCTTCTAGGATCAAGTAGGGTAGTAAAGGCTATATCATTAAGTTTATCTTCATTATTATCTTTATATATAAGTTTACCACCTTCTATCTTCATATTCTTCAGGTAGGTAGTCATCTTATCAATGTCAAAGTCAGAACCTGCTTTAACAGTAACTTCGTGAGGCATTAAAATTTTACTTCCCATATAAGCAGGTAAGAACTGCACTATATTCATAGCTTCCATAGAGTTCAGTCCCTGTACAGGAATACGTACACCAGAAATATTTAATGCTTTATCAATATCTCCATAAATACTACGTAATCTAGACCAGTTTCTCTCTTTAATAAGGCCGTTAAGTAAATCTAATCCACCTTTTTCTTCTACAAGTCTTGTCCATTCCTTAGGAAGTGGTACAGCTACTTGCATAGCTACGGTTTCATTCTCATTTCTCCTATAGAAATTAAGATCATCACCAAAGTATAAGTAAGAAGACTCCTGAATAAGGAGTTCTCCATTAGTCTCACGATGAATAAGTTTATTTCTAACCATAGAAAGCAAGACCTCTTCAATTTTATTCTTGTTGACAAGAATATCAAATACTTTAAGTTTAGTTTTAATAACCTCTTTAATACCATCAATAGCATTATAGGGCATAGCTCTATTCCAGAATGCTTTCTCTAAAAGATTTCCAAACCTTTCAGCATTTTCTTCAGTTAATTCATATACACCCTCAGAAGTTTTAGTAAGTCCTGAGTCAGAGATTAGGGTCTGAAAATCATTCTGAGCTATTTCCTTTATAAGATTATAATACTCATCGTATAAATCAGATTCAATAACCATATCTCCTAATTTAAACATATCCAAGAATTCCAGGCGTTCTCTCTGGGTAGATCTAGTAACACTACCTTTAGGATCTTCAGCTATATTAAGTTGAATACCAAACTCATCATAACTCATTTCTTGTATAGCAGTAGTTGCTTCATTAACAAGTTGTGGTTTACCTTCTGAATCTAATAATTGATTAGTTTGCCCTTCATGTAACAAATGAGTTACTTTATCAGCAGTTACAAATCCAAAAGCACCTACGCCCTCTTGTAACATAGATAGATGGTGCTTCAACATATCATCATTTAGAAGGCTCGGAAATATAGGAGCCATTGATAGCTTATAAAACTGAGTAGCATTTAAATCAGATACATTAGCTATATGCCCAAATGATTGTGGCTTAAGTGGTGGTAATGGAGTCATTTCTTCTTGAGATATAACTTTACCAGCATACATAGGGCTACTAGGAATCTGTCCATTAGTATGATCATAAAAGATTCCACCCTCTGCAATAAATATTCCTTCATCAAGTGGGAATACCTTCAGCAATTCTGGATTATTTAGAACCTTAATAGCCAACTTCTGCATTTCATACTGGTAAGTTTTTTCATTACCCTCAAACCAACTACCATCACGTAGCATAATCCCACGATATTCATCTAAGGTAGCCCATACCTGAGCATCTACACCGTTAGCTTTAGCATACTTACTAGATACATTTTTAATTAGATCTTGATCTACTTTATTAATAGACTTTGTAATATCAGCGTATACAATCTTACGCATAGTCTTACTGTGTGGTCTTCTATCAAATCTTTTATATCGTTCATTTATTTGATCAATATACCATTGATCATTTATTAATTTTTGTCGAGTTGAAGCAGCCCCTGTAGTTCTCTTATGGAAGTTATCTACATTACTGTACATAGCAAGATCACCAAAAAATATCTTTAGTTGCTCTTGATTTCCTACCCAAGAATTATAAGACGCAACTCTAGCAAGCTGTCTCATCTCTTGAGCAGTTATTTCTCCTCGTACTATATTTATACCTGCATCAGCCACTAAAGAAGTGTCAAGCCCTGGTATAATATATCCAATAACATTACCAGAATCATCTTTTTTTGGAATAATAACTCCACTTTCAGTTAAAGATTCAATATTTAAATCAATGTTCTGTTTATTATATTTACTAATAATCTTGTCTAATAGTGCTTTATTCTCTGAAATATAATTATCAGATAATTCCTCTAATTCTTCATTACTAAGTTTTATATCTGGCTCAACATTATCAGATATAAAATCGTTAAGACTAGTAAGAGTGCCTTTAAATCCTTTAGTGAATGCTTCATCAAAAAGATAATCAAAAGATCTTAATCCTTGGGCATTAGTACTATAGTTAGCCAAGTTACTTCCTACTTTATTAACTAATAGTGCAAAACTAGTAGCTAATTCATCTTTAAGATAATTATAAGAATCGGATAAGAATCTACCATCAGTAATACCATAATTAGTTGCATCCATTTTAAAGGCATACTCAAGCTTTCTATCAGCAGCTCTAAGCATGGGTATAGTATTGTCTAGAATACTATTAAATAGCATTGCTTTGTAGTCTGTATAAGTAAGTTTAGAAGTATCAACACCAGAAGTATTATTTTTAGCACCTCTAAGTAAAGTCATTTGTAATTTACGGCCCTCTCTTATACGCTTAAGCCACAGTGACTTTGCTCCAAACAAATTATCAAACAGATACTGTGAGGAAGAATTGGTTTCTCCTGTCTCAGCAACTTCATTAAGTTTAGTAACAGTATTAGAGATGTGTGAGTTAAGAGTAACACTATATTCAGATCTACCTTCTTGGTTAATAAACATAAGATCTGCATCATTAGGTATTACAGTAGCAACATATTCTAATAAAGCCTTTGTCTCTCCTTGACTTTCAATAACTTTAGGATTAAATAAGTCCTGTAAAGTAACATCTTCTTTTTCAGCCTTAAGTTGTTTGGCAGTCTCATTTACGTAGTCATATAGAATAGAAAGATTATCTATATTATAAATGTACTTATCTAAGTTAAGACCAGTAGCTTTAAGAATAGCATAAGCAATATTCATTTGTTCTTGCTCACTAGTAGCCTTAATCATATTAATAGCATTCTGTATATAAGATGGTTTATCTACGATATATTTACCATCCTTAGTTTTCTTAATAAGAGAATTAGGTTGGCCTGCCTCTGCTTTAGCAGTATTCATCCAAGAGTTCTTAAGAACTTTAGTATCTTGAATATCTACAGCATTAATAACAGACTTTCTACCATCATTTTCAAAAACAAAAATCTTAGGAATATTCTTATTATTACTAAATGCTTTATATAATTGTACTAATAGAGTAAGTTGTGAATCAGATACATCTTTAATATCATTATTATCCAAGGGAACTCCTAGTCTATTTAAGAGATGGTCTATCTCAGGATATCCCGATAATCGTAATCTTTGTAATTCATCTACCATTCCCCAGAAAGTATCTATATTAGATAAACTATTCTTAAGGATATTCATAATCTTATTATAAGCAGCAGTGGAATTAGTATCAAAGTCTGACCAAGTTAAATCAGTTGTACCCTCTCCATTTCTAGTAACAGAAGGAAGGCCAGCTATAGTTAATCTAATAGCATGAGGAGTAACAGTATTCATAGACACTACATTGCTCTCAAAGAAAGATGGAGAATCTGAAATTCTTTCATCATCTTCAATAAATTCTCTAATATCTAAATCATATTGAAAAACATAATCCCTATGACTTTTAACAGCGCTTTCCCAATTTCTCAACAGACTAGCAGCAGCAGAATTAAAATCTACCGGAACATCTTCTACCTCAGGAATTCTTCCTTCAGCCATAAGATCTTCAGCAAGTTCATCTTTGTAGTCTTGTTTAAGTGCATCATATAATTGAGACTGAAATTGTTTATCTTTCTGCAGTCTAAATATACCATCCTCAGAAATAATCTCAGTGGGCCCAAATAGCTTTTGGAAGAACCTAAAGTTCATATCTTTTACATATGCAGTACTTTCTCTCTCTGATAGCTCTCCTATTCTGTTAAGAGTTTCTTCAGACCAACTTTTACGATCTACTAAATTAAATTCTTTTGTATTAATGTCTTCAAATAAAGTCAGGGCTTGGCTGGGCTTATTAAAGCTAGTCCCAAACATTCCATTAATTATTTGAAGTAAGTAGTCAAGAATCTTTTGAAAGGTACTCTTTCTAATATCAACTGTACTACCAAATTTATAATTACCATCAGCCATCATATACTCACGAAATTCTTCAGCAAGTATCTCTTCAATTTCTGCATCAGTAGCTTTAGGTTTATTTAATACTTTTCTAGTCTCCACATAGAGCGAATTACTTTCCTCAGAAGATAAGAATATCTTACTTACTACATGAAATGCTTCGTGGTATTCTGTACCAACAGCGGCTAAACTACTAAGAAGAACTTTAGATCCTTTATAAAACTGTCCCCATGCTCTACCATCTATTAGGCCGGCCACCATCTCAACAGGAAGGCCAGGAAATTTTTGTTCTAACCATTGACGAGCAGCAGAAATATCCATGGCTTTATATCTAGAAATATCATTAACTAATCTATAGATATTATTATCATTGCCTTGTTTTTGATATGCTCTAAAGGCTCTAGTCTTAGCAGCAGACTCAGAAGCATCTTTTAAATAGTAATCGTACTTAGTAGGATTATTTTCTTTCAGCCATGCCCAATAAGCCTCTGCATCTACAAATCTATTGGTAGGAGGTGCAGGATCATCTTGTTTTAATACTTGATCAGAAGTATTATTCTGCGCTTCAGATGCACCATGTATTACTTCTGCAGGATTAGTGGGCTTCCAAGTATCTTCAGTTGGAGTATTCTCTACTTGTGTATTTTGCTTATTTAAACTAGCCAGTATTCCGCCACTAGCGGGAGGTGGTTCAGAAGGAGGGGGAGGAGTTTCTGTGGTAGTAGTAGTAGGTTTGTTTAAACTGGCTAGTACTCCGCCAGCCTGAGGAGTAACAGGAGCATTTGTAGCCCCCATAAGAATCTTAGCATGTACAATATTAGTAGGCTGCGCCTGTAAGCGACCTTCAATTTCTTGTTGTGTAGGAGCATGAACAAGTCTAATAGCTTGATTCATATACTGAGGGGCCTTAGTAGAACCCACCTCTGTACTTGCTCTGGGAGTAATATAAATAGTTCCTTTAGGAGTGCCCTTAGAACTAAATAAAAAACCCTTGTAACCACCATCTTTAGTTTCCCAGACGGTTTCAGTCTGTTTCAGACTATTATCAACTTTAAACTCTGTAAAGTTCTCTGCCTTTAAAGCCTTGAAACTAAAGTTCCAATACTTATCTTTAAGAAATTCTTTAAATTCAGCGAGGCCTTCATTATTTGTAAGTTGCTCTTTGGTTACTTCTCCTTGATCACCAAACAATATCTTAGTAAATTCTCCGCTACGTAATCCTTTAAGCCCTGAAGGACGTACAAATGCCATTCTATACTTAAGTTTACTTTCTTCAACAGTATTAGTCATATTAAGAATAATCTTAATATAAGTTTCTATCTGTGTCTTATTCTCAGGATCATTAGCAAGATATCTAAATAGGTTAACTATATCATCAACACTGTTAGTTGAATCTAATGTTTTTGGAGTAACAATCTCTAGCCTACTACGATACTTAACATACCCATATCCAGCCCTAGGGCTAAACTTAGTACCACTAAGCTTAACAGTAGCATCGTCTTTATCATATATCTTAAAACTAAGAAACTGAATATCTTTATCTTCTTTACCAATAGCCTGCATTACCTCTTGCTTATCAGCATTCTTATAGTTCTTTGCTCCTGGAGCAATAGAATCTATATTAAAAAATCTAGAAGTACTTTTAAGTTCTTCACGAACTTTAGCAAATCCTTCTGCAGACTTTTCTAAAGTGGCTTGAGCAAAGTTATTAGCTTGTTTCTTAAGTTTCTCTGGAGCATCTTCAAGTTTACCCTGAAGTTTAGATTCTTTTAGTAATTCTTTAAGCTTGGCTTCATAGATATTTTTAAGACTAAATCTGTCATAGTTTCTAGCAGTTTTAATATCACCAGAAAGTAATGAAGTAAAGAATATATCAGTAGCATTTTTAGCAGTAATATCTCCTTGGGCATCAGCACTTAAGAGGTTGACAGTCATCTTACCATCAATTTCCTTACGTTCATATGCAACTACTTTAATATCTTCTTTAGCAGTTTCTACAGCTATTTCAGGAAGTTTCTGTAATTCTTCATAAGATTTAAATCCATATTCTTTTCCTGCCCAAAACTTAAGTTTAGTTCTAAGAGGATGACTTTCTTTAAAATCAGCAACTGTACTATAACTAAAAGACTTAAGCAAGAATTTCTTCTTACCTTTGAACTTACTTTTATTACTAGTAAATGTCCAATAAGCGTAGTCTCCTACAAACCTTTGCCAACGTATCATATCATTGATATCGCTATCAGTGTAAGTATCCCCATACTTTTGAGGATTTAATAATACATCTTGATTACTTGTAGTATATAACCACGATTTCTCATCCACAAATGGGTGCTTAACCCCTTCTTCAAATCCTTCAACTATCTTCCTCTCAGAAGAATTTAGATTTTCATAAGTATCTTCAAGAGTACCAGACTTAGCAGCCTCTTGGTCTATATTAGTAGACAGTAATCCCATAGATTCCAAATAGTTTTTATAAACTTCTTGGAACTTCTCTTTAACTTTATTTCTTTGACTATATGCTAGTTTAAGCCTATCTTTTTGAAAATCAGCATTAAATGCTTCCGAAGCAAGAGCAGCTATAGTATCCTCTGTTTCACGAATTTTATTACGTAATGCTATTATATTGTCTAAAACACCGTCTATCTCATTAAATTCATCAGTAAGTCCATCAGATGCATGAAGCGCTGCAGCAATGGCAGATGCTTCAGTAAGAGCTTTTTCTGAATCACCCATCTCAGGATTATTTCTAATGAAAGCAATTCTATCAGATATACCTAACAGCCTAGCAGCCGTTGTATTATATCCTCTCATAAGAGTACGAAGCTTCTTTAAATAATTATCAGCAATGTTTAGTGCAGAACTAGAGGCATCTATTGTAGCATTAGTTTGATCTATCTGTTCTTTAATAAGATCTATAGTGGTATTAAGAATGTTTCCCATTCTTTCATCAGAAGTACTAACAAGGACCTGCTCATTTTCTTCCTGAAGTTGTTCCATTCTTACAACTCTATTATCTCTGGCCTCTTCTAGTCGTAGAATAGTATTTCTGGTGTACTCTATTTCTTGCTGAATTTGATCAGCATTTAGATACATTTGAGTAATACGACTGCCCCTACCGCGTAATACTTTAATAGATTCTACTCTAGTAGAACCTTTACGAGTTAGTTTAGTACCATATTTCTTTAGACTTTCAAGCTCTTTTTGTTGTAACTTTTCTTGTCTTTCATACAATTCTTGTATATAATCAATACCTTTAGTAATACGGCCCTGCAATCTTAAAACACTATTTTGATAAAAATCTATTGCTTCTTTTAAAGCGTCTACTCTACTCTGTAAGTGTCTATCTTTAATTACATCGTCTACTGATTTCTTAACATCAATCTTTTCAATCTCGTATTGTTCATCTCTGGTATATCCAAAGGTATTATCAGCGTTAATAAAAGCAGTTCTTCCATCAGTATCTTTAACGATAAGATTTCCTTGTTGGGTATCAGCTCTACCAGGAACAATACTTACAGTAGCTTTCTGAATATTACCTTCTTTATCTTTATAACTAACCTCAAGTTCTGAAGAATGTACAGCATCAAACTCCTCAGCTCCTACCTTAACAGTCTCATGTTGGGTATGAATATCATATAGTCCTTGTAACTTAGGATCAAGTCCAGCAAGAGATTCATTCTTCTTAACATTACTCTTAGAATCTTCAAGATCTTTGTCAGCCTGTTGCTTCTTTTGAATTAATTCAAAATAACCTTTTTGAAGAATAGTTTTGTTGTATAAATCTTTCTCACGAATCTTAGATTCTTTAAGACTTTTCTCATGAACTTCAAAATCTTCTATGGCCTTATTAATAGTATCAATATCTCCAGCAGAGAGTTTATCTTTCTGCTCCTTAAGAGATTCTTTATATCCTTCTATAGTATCATCCGTAGAAGTAATAGGAACTTTTTGTCCGCCTTTATCATACTCACTAAGTTCTTTCTTAATGAGATTCATTCTACGAATATAATGATCCTGACTAGCAGCCTCAGAAAATTTACTATATTTTACAGTATTACTATATTGATCAAAGATAGCTTGATCTGCTTTATCATGTTTAATATTAAAATTAGGAGAATGTCTTTGCTCAATCTTATTAACAATTTTATTATATGTTTCAGCCTTTGTAAGTAAATCAGCTTTAATATCATTTATATCACCAGGATCAATACCAGTTTCTTCTTTAAAAGCAGCGGCATCTTTTTCAGCCATATGATTAATATGCTGCTTAAGTAGTTCGTATCCTCCAGGTTGTTGTAGGAAGGGCAGCATATAATCAAAATCATCTTGCTGCTTAAGGTATTCATACATTTCTCTTTCACCTAGATGAGCAGCAGCAGCTCTTTCTGCCTTACGTTGAACCTCCCTCATTGCATGAGATCCAGCCTCTTTAACTTTAAGGGGATCTAATTTATATCTACCATCTTCTTCAACAGGATTACCCGCCTCATCTCTTTCTACGAGATCCATAAAAGTGCGGTATCTATTGAGATAGTTATTTTGAAGAAGAGAATGAAGTCCGGCAGATTCTTTACGATCTTGCATACCTATAAACTTAGCAATACCCTTACGAGTCTTAGCTGTAGTTCCTTTAAGCATTTGCTCTTCTTGCTGTAGATCACGAACAGAACTTATAGTAGTCATACCTCCACCAAGTACAGCACCCAGGAAGATATTCTTTTGCATTTCAGTCTCAGTGATATTGTCTAAGTAAGTCTCAAGAGTGCCTAAAACACTATTAAAAATATTCTCCTGTTCTCCATCAGCAGCCTTTTCTTTAGCATATTCTGCAGAAGCATACTGCATACCTTCTTCAAAGAAACCTTCCATGCCAATACCCTTAAGAGCATTAGTAACAATTTTATTAGCTTTGAAGTATTTTGGTCTAGCAGCTACATCTGTAAGTAGTTCTCCCGTTTCTTTATTAATAAGTCTACCAAGTCCTGCTTTCTGTGCTGCTTTAGATACATTAGTTGAAGCAGCAGCGGCCCTATTAAATCCACCAAATAGCCAACGTTGTTGTAATAAATTAGGTCCTAACAGAATTAAGAAATTAGCCTTCATGGTATTTGCAGCGGCCTCTCCAGCTTTCTGCTTATCACCCGTTTGAGACATCATATCTCTATATGATTCACCGGCCTCTGCTCCTGCCTCATAAAGAGTATTAATAGTAGCAGCAGCCATCATATCTGCTTTACTTATAGCACCTAAAGTAGCTGAAAATCCTGGTTTAACTAACTTAGGTAAGTTAGCAATGCCTTTACCAACCTTTAAGGCTTTTAAAGCTTGACCAGGAACTAACATAGATAGGAGAAATCCTATACCATCGGCCCCCTCATTGGCCCAAAATGAAGATGAAAATATATTTGCCATTAGGCCTCCATCTTGTACAGATTTAGGTGTAAAGACGGGCATAGCTTCTTTAACTTCTTGTTCTGCACCCTGTACAGCTTGAATCCATCCATTATCAACCATCTGTCCAATCTCAGAAGGATCAAAACCAGTAGCAGCCCACATACCTAAACCACCAAGGTATCCAGGAATCTGTGCAACTTCGGATAATACTTTAGTTCCAATTCTAGGGATCATATATGCTAACCGTTCAGCAACAGTTTGGTCTTGAGCAAGTCTTTCATTAAGATCACCAAAGTAAGGATCATATCCTACGCCCAATCTTCTACTGGCAGACCTTGGAACATCACCTATAGGCACAGTAAGTACACTGGGCTGGACAGTGCTTGTAGTAGGATCATAAGCAAAACCCATTCCCTTCATTAAATCTGCTGAAGAGATTTGAGGAATATCTCCTGGTGTAGTAGGATCTATAACTGTATTTCTTTCCTCAATAAGCTTCTTAGTACTATCTTGTAATGCCATATTATTCAGATTTTGCTAAAATTCTAGCTATTTTATTGTACTCTTCTGGATTATTTTCACGCATATATTCTGTATAATTGTAAAAATCTACTCCCTTGCTTTGATCTAAATCTTCATAAAATTTAGCCATAGCCATAGTTAATAGAAAATTAGGAGTTCTTACAATGGCTTCTAATGGTTTTCCATCCTCTGTAGTTCCAGAAACTAATAACGACAATCCTAACATCGGATGTATATTCATTCCACCAATCGCACGATCTTTTTTAATCTTATCTAAATTCTTTTGAGAGGCTTTATCAATACCTTCCCATTGAGCAACAGTCTCGTCAAATTCTGCATCAATCTGATCTGAAATTTTATTAATAGAAGTAATATGTTTACCAGAAGCAAGTCCTATCTTATCAATATCGTCCATTACTAGGCCTTCTTTTTCAATAGTTTCTATAAATGTACTTTGAATTTCTGCAAGATCTTGTTCTGCAGTATTTCTACTAAGATCTATATCTTCTCTGGGCTGTATAGCCCCAGACCTAGCAGCATGTCCAATATTACCAAACTTACCTATACGTTGTTTACTAGCAGAATTAACTTGCTTTTGCAAATCTGCCATACTTTCATATCCTTTAGCTACTGCCAATGCATTAGATAGAGGTGCAAAATAACCACTATGTAAGTCAACCATTTCTTTGGGAGCCTCTACAACTCTTCTAGCTGTCATCATATTACTAGGAACTCCAGTAGGAGCATCATACGCAGGATTTCCAACAGCTTGTCGCTCTGTTCTACCAATAGCACTATATGCACCTGTCCTAATAGCATCCGTAACAGCCTGTTGATCCTTAATACCTGCCAGTTCAGGCATAGAATTATAAATTTCTTCAACCATCATCTGCCCCTCTTTAGTTCCAAGAAAATCATCAACTTCTTCAGGAGTACCAAAACCTCTTTGATCCATATGCTGTATTAATCTACCACCAGCAGTATCTTGCCAAGCTCCAGGCTTTCTAATAGCATTAGCCATGGACTTAAATACATTAACGCTGGCTGCAGTTATATCTTGTTTGTTAATTGGGGTATATTCAAATGTAGCACCCTCTTTCCAATCATTAAGTCCTACATCTGTAGGATCTCCTACTGATAAGAAGTTAGCACCAAGCCTACGTTTATCTTGTTGGTAAGTTTTAACGGCTTCTACCTTCTGTTTATTAAAAGCATAGAAAGGATCTCCCCTTTCTTGGCCCACCATAATAGCAAGTTCATTAGCAGCAGCACTGTAGTCTCCGCCATATTTATCTTGTACAAGTTTATTAACTTTGCCCTTGAAGGTTCCAACACGCCCCTCAAGTTCACCTCTATCATAAGTTTCAATATCACCCATTCTAGCTAACTCTTGGGCTACCCCTTGATTAGCGGCATCAAACCTCTGCTGTCTACCAGCTACGGCCTGGGTTAGTCCGGCCTCTGATTCTGGCCTATACATTGAATATATAGGAGGTCCTCCTGATTGTCCAGTAGGAACTGAATTAGCCATTCTATTTGGGCTTATCCCCTGATAATATCTTGCCATAATTAATCTACTTTATTACCTTTAAATGAAGTCTTTCCTTTTTGTCCCAATATCCATTGTAATGGAGTAGGTTGTGCAAATTGAGCATTAGGAGCTCCTAACTGTCTAGTTTGTTGATCATTTCCATAGGATACATTATCACCAAGATAACTAGCACCTATCTTCAACCAGTTAGATAGTGGATCAGCATTACGAAGTTGTTCCCTATATTGATTACGTAGCATTGTATTATATGCACCCTCTTGGCCTCTCATCTGAGCATTAGATAATCTGGCTTGTTGTGTAGCCTGCATATTAGCCATATTAGTTTGTTGTCTTAATTGAGCATTAGTAGTAGCTTCATTTTGTATACTCTGACCAATCTGTTGGCCTGCTGCTCTCTGGATACCCAATCTTGAAGCTCCAATATTAGCAGCGGCTTGTCCACCACTAAGTCCTAAGTTACGGGCCGTTCTAGCAGCAACTGCAGATCCCGTAGTAGCTTGTTCTCTAGCCATTGCTCTCTCAGGAGCAAAGCTTACTTGTTCAGCAGCAGCTCTAGCTGGCACAACATCTGGACCCATATCAACCTCTTCAACAGGATTTTTCTTAAGTCTATTATAATCTCTAGTAGCAGCTAGTCCAGAAAGAATATGTCCTGCAGGACTTAGTAAGCTTGCAAGATTAAATCCTTCCCCACCCATTGATTTATTTGGGTCCATAAATGTATTACTAGTGTCTTGAGTTCCAAGTGGACCCTGTCCAGCATTATAGTTACCATAAGCACTAGTAACAGCTCCTGGCTGTCCTTGTATAGGACTCATTGGTTTTCCATAAGGAATTGGTTGTGCCTGGGTTGAAGCCTGTCCTCCCTCTGGTAATCCTAGTCTACTTCCTCCAGCAATAAATGGTGAGCCCTGTACTGAATAAGGAAGTGTTAGTGGAGATGCTTGGATACCAACAGAAGATCCTCCATAGGCCCCACTAGATGTAATAGGCCCCTGATCTTGTCCTTGATTTTGTTGCCAAGGAAATGAAAATCTCCTATCTTGATACTGCTCTTGTTCCCATGGGTACATAAAAGTACCATCACCATATTCAGGAAGATCACCGCCCTCTTCCATCATACGTCCACCACGTTTATATTTTTTTACTGATTCTTGCTCTTCTGCAATTGAATCTAATCGTAGATTCAGTGCTTCTTTAGCCATCTTATCAGCACCATTAAGGTCTTTGCCTAAAGCCTTCTGGAAGTTCTTTTGTACTTTAGCAACCTGTTTAGCATGTCCAGACTTCTTAGAATATATAAATACTCCTTCGCCCGTGTGTCTAGCTATCTCTCCACCCTCTACTAGGGCTACAGGATTCTGCTTAGTGACTCTAATAGGATTGCCTGTGTGGTCTACAGGAATTCCTCTCTGGGCACTATCAGCATGAGAAGGACCATTATAACTAAGAAGTCCTCCATTAGCAACTACAGGTGCATATACAGGAGCCTGTGGCATAGCATTTAATTTATTTTGTACCATAGTGTCTCTACGTTCTTGTTCATTAAAGTCAGCACCCTGAGCTTTTTGATCTTCTAATAGTTTTGCCTGATCTGCGGCTCGTGCTTCTTCAGCATTTTTAGCAAGTTTTTCTTGACGATGCCCAAATATTCCTTTAATAAGTCCTATTCCTCCACCAATAATTGCTCCTATTGGAGAGAGTACACCAGCTCCGGCTAAAGCACCAGTACCAGCACCTATAGCCGTTTGTGCTAAAATACCTCCAAGCCCTTCTTCAGGCAACTGTTGTACATCAGATAACCCAGCAGATGCTTCAGCGGGATTTAATTGTATTTGTCCTGTTATAGTCCCACTCATTCCAGAAGTTAATGGACCCCCTTCTACTGGATTGTTTCTTGCTTGCCTTGCTTCAATTCTCTCCCTAATACTTTCAACGCCTGACATACCTGGGCCTATCATACCTGATGATTCAAACATTTGAAGCATTCCTCCCATATCTTTTTGAGGTAAATAATATTTTATTTTAGGTTTATTTTTATTCATAGTTGTTTGTGTTAAAGTACCTCCAGACCTCTTCTCTTCTAAGTATTGATAGGGCCCCATACCAATAGATATTTCACCTTTACCCGACTGATCAGATCTAAGTCTAGGCATAATCATACTTCTAATTCCAAATTTTTGTTTTGTTACTACATCTTGATCTTTTCCAACTGTCCCTGTGGGAGCATATCTATTAAGAAGATTCCAATAATCGGTTGAATCGGCCCCAAGAGATTTACTAATTTGATCTGGCTGAATAGCTAAATCTCCATATTGGTTAATGGCATCCATGCCTCTATCTGAGGTATTTAATATAGTCATAGGGTCTTCAAGGCCCTGTGCTTTATTAAGTATATCTCCTACAGGTACATTAGGGTAAGCCTTAGCAAATTCACCAGTAAGTTTGCCCTGATAATCTCTTAATCTAGTAAGATCATCAAACCTTTCACCTATACCATGTTTATAGGTAGACTCTCTCATTTGACTATACTTAGGATATAGTCTTGCCATTTTAGCATATAAGGACTCTTTAGTGTCCTTCTTCTTATTTTTCTTAGGGTCAGGCATAATACAAAGATAATTAATTTATATTTAACTTCCAAACAATTATACACCAATCTTCTACCTAATCTTAGTAGGAGAATAATCAGTAATTAGTGGATGTAAAACATATTTATAGTTATTGGAATTATCAGTAAGTGTGATATCTAATTGTAAGTAGTTATCTCTAAGCCTCTTATCACTAGTATCTCTTAATATATTGTTTCTCCAAGTCCTAATCCTTTGTTTAAAAGTAGTAAGTTGAGCACCTGTCTGAGTGCTAGTAGAAAGATCTATAGAATCTATAGTAGTATTAGGTAGGTGTGTTTTACCATTATATACATTTGTTAAAAACTCTAGTACATGATACGTAGCTGTACGCATCTTAAGAGGATTAACTATAAGTGATATAGTACTATCATAAGCAACATCATAGAAAGTACCATACTTACCTATATTGTGCCTATACATACTACCTTCATTAGAAGACAAAGACAGTACAACATCTCCCTTAGAGATAAATTTAGTTGTAGTAAAGTCCTGAAATGGTGCAAAACTATCTGTAAATAGACTATATACAATAGTTCTATCATCATATAAGTTAGTATCTTCATGGAATAAAGAGAAAAGTACCTCTCTATTCTCCTTATCATATACTCCTACTACATTAGACATCTCTCGCTCATTAAAGAAAGTTTTCATTCCTTTAATTTCAGAGAGAGCTTGGACACCTTCAGCAGCTATTCTTTTAAGGTCTCTACTATAATTGTCATAATAATATAGTCCCTGCTCAGTCGGCACAATAGCGTCATAGAAGTCAGTACCACTATTAGTAGTTAGATAGTCATATCTTTCTAATACTCCACCAGAGCCAATAGAGAGGCTTTGTGAGGTATTACTTGGGAGTACTTCTCTATCTAGTACAGATACCTTGCTTACAGCGAATGGTTGGAATGCAAATAGATCATTGTGGATTGCAAGTAATCTAACTACTTCACCATAGTTACCATCCATATCTAAATAATTATTAGCTCTGAATTTTAACCAACTGTCCACATACTCTCCAGCAATTTTCTGATCAGAATATCTTATTCTAGTATCATACGATACTACCCTATTGAAATCAAAAGGAGTAGGTATGAATTGTCTGGATACATCTGCAGTAGAATATACAGAATTATATCTATATAAATCAAAGTTAGTGGGATAATATACGGGATAATTTTGTATTCCCCAGGTAGCACTCTCATTTAAATGATAATTAGGAGTAGTAGCACTGTCTCCAAATGATACTTGATTCAACAGTGGATCTAATCTCCAATCTACATTTATACTAGATATGGTTGGAAAAGTAATTAAACTTTGTCCAGAATCATTCTCTGCATCATTGATATACTCAGGATCATATAGATTTTTTAAATAGGAGAAATATGAGTAATACACATCTCCGCCCCTAATATAGTTTGTATCATACCCACCCTGATCTATTCTATCTATAAATGGACTACAGGGTATATATGTAGATAAACTACGTTGTGAATAAGTAGATCCTCCATACATACCCAACCCTAAATTTCTTTTATAACTAGCTACGATAGCTTCTCCAGCAGTAGTTGCAGTAGGAATTGTTGCACTTGCAAATCTTTGTATATCTAAAACAACAGAGCTTCCTTTATAAGTCTCTGCTTTAGTAGTAACAGCTCCTCCATCAGTTCCCCTGGCGAAGTAGATTTTACTATTTACAGTATGAGATACCGGATCTTTTTGTTCTGAGTTAGAGAAAAATCCATCTTGAACTGCTCCCCACAGATTACCTCTACTTGCTGGAACAGTGAGTTCAGCATAGTTACCTGTAATTATTTTGCCAGATACAAAACTATAATATCGCATCTTAGGGGCAGCAGCAGTATAAGCACTAGTTACTTCTCCTAATGAAGAAGCATCTAGGTTACCAATGCCTTCTATATAGTCACCCGTTTGTATAGAGAACTCTTTATTAAAAGCAGAATCTGCAGATATGAATTCTACTAATGAATAATAAGGATCTGCTCCTGTTTTATTATAAGTCATAGAACTAGGAGCATTCCAATTAGAAATAGATCTAACTGCTCCTGTAGTGGCGGGTATATTCCAATCTGCTGCGGAAGTTAAATATATAGAACTATAAATATTATTAGCAGCATCTTCAATAGTCATACTAAGTATCCCCTGCGCCACTACAGATTTATCTGCTGCACGCCGTTGACACCTTACAAATTGATATCCTTTGATCTTATTCCAGAATCCCACAGGAAATGCATCAGTATTCAGTCTATATCTAATCTGTGGAATATTATATCGAAGTTCGTTAGAGAAAGGATTAAATTCTCTCATATTAGGCATTCTAATATCTCCAATCCATTGGGTAAAGGAAGGCCGCATATTAAGATCATAGAATATTACTCCTTGCCTATATACTTCATCTGGCATATACACAGCGTCCTCAGCACTTCTATCATAGTTCATATATATATTATATGTCCAAGGATTAGGAGAAGTAGCTATAGCATGATCTCCTGGAGTTCTAGTACCAAACTGCCCTACCCAAACAGTATCATAATCATCTATTAACCTATAATCTATCATTGGTCCCTCACCACCTATAGTAGTACCATCACTTTGATATATAAAATTGTCTTTATACTCTTCATCATTATTAACATCATTAAAGGTGTTAATAGCATCATTAGTGGCTAATATATTAGTATATGTAGTAGTAGTTACTATCTGTTCTCCTGCATTTCCTCTATTAAGAACACACTCAGAAATAGATGCTCCAGCACCAACAGCCTTAGTATAAGTATAGAAGTATTTATAAGTAAAGTCTACTGTAGCAGTAGTAGTAGCACCAATATCTTGTGCAAATGTTAAATCAAGATAAATTGCATCTGGTAAAAATGTTGGCATATAATTAATACCTTTAATCGTAAGGATAAAAGTAGTTTCATCATATGTAACTGTTGCTCCTGTTAATAGTAATCCTATTATTCTTTCAGTTCCTAGCCCCTCATCTATTGTTACCAAAATCTGACCATTATTTAGACCAAGCACAGAATCAGTACTCATTGTTGAATACACGTATCCTACAGGGGGACCAGTAGGAGCAACTACTGCAGTTATGGGAATATATAGTTTCCAACTACCAACAGTAGGATCAATACCATTTTCATAAGTAGGAAATGTAGGATAACTTAAGCCATCACCATATGAAATAAAAGAATTTCTATTCCGTACATCTTCATCTGTTCTAACATTAATCTCTTCTTCAGTAACATCTTCATTGCTTCCTGCTCCTCCATCTGTGTAAGTTCTCCAGCGGTAGGCCCTTGTATCTAAGAATGGATGAAAAGTAGTTCCTGATGAATCTTTATTAACTTCTTCAAGATAAAGATTTTCTACATCAAAGAATTCATCTGTAGTATTAGCGGTAATCAGATAATTATTTTTACTAGTAAAGGTAGCAGCAGATACATCATATTGTATAAACTGAAAATCTTCTAGAGTTATTTCACCAATAGAATCCCCATAGTCATATATAGTAATAGTAGAATCTAATAAAGGTTGTTCTGCTACAATTCTAACAGTAGGAGGAAGATCTAATTGAAAATATTCTATACATACTACCCTAATCCTATCAAAAATATCCCCAGAAGTGCCGGTATCAATAACAACTTTAGCAGATTTTGTAGCAATCTCTCCAAGTTCTCCTCCCCTAAATAGTTCTGCTACGCTAATATCATCTGAAATAGGACTAATATTAATCATAGTAGAAGAAGGAGAATACATAGTCTCTGCTCCATAGGCTTTGTATAATTGGTAAGACCATTGTTTTCTTCCACAACTTAGATGTCCTCCAGATTGCAAAGTAATATCAATACTTTGATGGTCCATAGTTGGAACCATTTTTAATAATTCTGGATCTAAACTAATTAAATCGTTGGCTACTGAATCATATACTATATTTAGATGGTGTAATAGAGTGTTTTTTCCCATCCAATAAATTTTTTGGATTGCAGATGTTTCATAGTTAGCAAACATTCTAATAGTATCATTAGGATCTAATCCTAAATCTCCTCTATATACTAAACTATTATAGAAATATGTAGCAGCATTATAATAGATATTAGTATCATCTCCTAAAAAATAATGACTTCGAGCAAGAGTAAAGTCTTTATAAAAATATATTTGGCCTGCTTGATCTGATACATATGTAGCAGTTATATAAAAAATCCCAAAATCAATAAAAGTTATAACATATTCATTATCATAATTAGTAGTTCCTACAAGTCTTACTACATCTCCTGTTGATAATCCATGAATTGCAACAGCTACACTAATTGTTCCAGCAACTGTACCACTATAATCAGCAATGGCTGTTATAGTTAATGCGTGTTCTTTCCTAAATAGTTCTAAAGGTATTCTATGTATTTCATCATCTTCTACTAAAGAAATATACAT